ATCTTTTCCTAGAACTTAGCACGGTTAAGCGATCTCCTACCTTGCTAGTCTGGGTGAAAAAGATAATCTATAGGTTATGAGCTAAAAAAGCCCTGTTCACAGCCCAGCAGTCAGATAAGTATTTGCGATGTATATCATTCACAAATTTCTTACCAAACATTGCTGCAACCGTGTCTGATTTCTTGAACTTGGCTATTAGCTTCTCAAAAATGCACTCAGGCTGACTGTTGAAGAAGTCTTCAACTAGGATGAGTGCTATGGGGCGTCGTTGGCTCATCAACTTCTTACCAGCTAACTCGAGAAAATCCTCACTATCAAGGGACAGGATTTCCTTAAGATAACAAGAAGGAGTGACTCTGCGAACAGATGCCTCTATTCTACGAGCAAGTGTTGTCTCGCTCAACTTTTTTACTGCAGCGGTAACAGTTGATGGGGCTCTCAAGAATCCGTTACCAGTCTTTCTCAAGACCCCATGACTGCAGATTTTAGAAATCATAGGCCTAAGATCTTTGTGGTTGCTGCCAAGACTCCTCAAGAGAGAAACTCCTTCGGAAAAAGGATTTCTAGCTACATTAGACACGATGGTTGAGAGAGCCTGTAAACCATAACCCTGAAAGGCGATAGGAGCAAACATCTGTAGAGCTCCCATTCTTCCTTGAGGAGCTTTTAGCGGGTCAGCCTTATGAACTAAACTAACACACTCCCACACATACCTAACGTATGTGAGGTACCAGTTGCCGCCAGACCCTACAGACCCAGAGGCCCAAGATCCGATCTCCCTTATCTTTTCTGGTATAGACAAGATTTCATTTCCCTTTTCTATACTTGCTCTGAGGAAAGTCTTAACATGATCAAACATGCGAGCCTGCATATAGTAACAGGTGTTAAGGAAAACAAAGAACCTATCAGATGGGTAGCTCTTGGCCACTTTCAGCTCCATGGAGAGTATGAAGTACACGGACTTAACCACGTGAATTATCTTCGGAACTTTACTTCTATATTCTGCTGTTCTCAGGACCCACGAACCGATTCCATCGTCCAAGAAAGCTAGAAGAGACACCTTTTCCTTCTTGTCCATCACATTTTCAACTTTGAGCACGTGTACACAGAGACCCATAAGACAAACCATGGTATAAGTAAGGAGTTTTCCCATCATGCCTTCAAGATTTGCGCCCATCAGTTTGTACATAGAAAAATAACCTGCAGTGCTTAGGACACAAGTACCATATTGGAAGAGATTGTGCACATTAGAAATCCATTTTTCTCCATAGACGTTTGCCCAAAAGTTGCAGCTTTCTCTCTGTATCTCCACAGACATGTGAGGGCTCCATTTACTGATATCAAAGCTTAAATAGAACTTAGCAAATTCATTAGACATATCACCTCCGAACGAGGCTATTGATTGCATTTTACTCTTAAGATT